GGCTGGGTGTGCCGTGGGCAGGGCGGGCGCGGTAGCGTCACCGATGGTGGCGGCGCCGCCGGCAAGCGCCGTGGCCCGTTGGGCGGCGGATTGTTCGGCGAGTTCTTTCCGCATGATTTCCTGCTCGGTGGGGCTGAAACCAACCCTGCCCCACACGACGGAGGAGTGTTTCGGGGTGATTTCAGCAGCTACGGCTTTGGTCATGGCGTCCATGGTTGCCGAGAGCGTGGGGGTGGCGGCCGCTAACCATTTCGCTTCGAGGGAAGCAATAAACGACCATTCGGGCGGGCGGCCGTCGAGAATGGCTTTGCACACGTAGGCGAGATCGCGGCACAGTGGGCGGCCGAACGCCAACTGGCGGAGCTCAGTGCGCCGCACCAGTCGTGATTCGGTGGCGCGGATGCTGTCGGCGCTGGGCGGGTTATCCGAGGCGAACCCCAAATAGGACACGGGCACCCCTGATTGTGCCGATACCAGCTGGGCCATCATCTTCAGCTCTTCAATATAGGGGGTTGGCGGTGCCGCCTGGAACTGGCCCGCAGTGATGTTCGGCAACCCATCATCAGGATCACCCGGCGGCACCACCAGGGCCTTACTCATGGCGACTTTCCACCCCATCTTGATTACGTCGCTTTCCGTCGCGTCCTCATCTAGGCCTAGCTGGTCGAATGTAGCGTTGAGCAGGTAGCGCTGTGGGGTGGTGTAATACTCGCGGTTGAACTCCATACCAAGCACGGTTCGGACACCATGGTCGGTGTAGTATTCGATGGCCGTGGTGATTTCCGAGGCGCCTGCGTCTTTCCCGGCGCGGGACCGGTTCGGGATACGGATCAGGCCGCACCTGCCCCAGTCGTGTTTGACGCAGATGGTTTCTTGTTCCGCTTCGTGAGGGTCGGTGATGATAGAGATCACCCGGTCCGGCAAATGTAGGGTTTGGTATTTTTCGCCGTTTTCTCCGGTTTTTTCGATGTATCCTGCTGCCATGCGGTTAAGCCGATCGTCCCACATGTAGGTGGCTTCGCCTGCGGTAACAGCGTCAATAATGATGGTGGGTTCACCATCGCCGCCTGCTGATACTTCGAGGAACCCCATACCAGTTACCAAGGACTCTAGAGTAGCTTTAGCAAACTCGGAGGCTAGGTCGTTTTCGGCGAACACCTGGTCTAGTTCGCTGATGTCCGCCTTTGGGGAGATCCACCCTTGCCACTCCAGCCGCTCCGCTAAGGAATCAACCACAATCTCGGGCCAGCCAACAACCGCCCGGATGCTGCTAGCAACCGCAGGTAGGGCAATATTTAAATCCTTGAGGGCGTTTTTGCCCTCATAGTAAGCCCATTTCAGCTTGTTCTTCCGGGCGTGTTCTTGCAGCCGCCCCGACAACTTGGCGATGAGGCCGCGCTCGTCGTCTGCGAGCTCGTAGTCGTGGATTAGTTCGAGGGTCATCCGATCATCACTCTCCTTCGCTTCTTAGGGCCGGCCTTGCGGCGGGCACGGACTTTACCGGAGTTCAGGGCCTCACGCCGGCCGACGTTGGCGGCCACCATGGCCACGCATAAATCGACGAGTTGGTGGCTGTCGCGGCTGGTTTTACCAATCGCTAGGCCAAATTTGTTCCACCTGATTTTCGTGTTGTTCACGTGCGCTGTGAGCGCCGGGTCGCCATCATGCCGGAATGGACCGTCCAGGCCGTCTTTGTCGATAAGGTCTTGGATGATCTCTACCTCCTGGGAGAAGCGCCGGTTCCGGTCGGCGGCGCCGGGTTCGGAGAGCCGCATGTCCCAGAGGACGGAGTGGGTTTTTGTTGCCCAGCAGCGGAGTTTTCGGCGGAAATCACGGTGCCATGCGTCGATGAGGGGCCTCCAGTAGGAGGCTTCGGTGGTGTCGTCTTTGGCGGGTGACGGGTCGACGCCGAACCAGACGACTTTGTACATCTCCATGATTTCTCGCACCCGGGCGTCCACCTGGTCGCGGTCGACGAGGTAGCCTTCGCCTCGGGGGCCGCGGGGCCTTGACCACACACCCAGCGTCTGGTTGTATCCGTCTGAGATTCGGCAGCCCATGAGGGCTGTGGCGTCTTCTGATTTGGAGCAGTCGAGGAACATGGCGATTTGATCCCCCGGCTCAAACTGGCGGGTGGGGTCGGCGAGTGCCGCCCACGCCTTGGCGCTCACGTAGGAGTCTTCGGCGTCGCCTAGTCCGTTCATGTAGAAACGGATGGCGTCACCGGCCGAGAGTTCGGGGTCGACCACTTCGTCAGAGAGGCGTTCGAGGTCGGCCCAGGGGGCGTCGGAGTAGGCTTGCTGGAGCGCCAGCATGCGCTGCTTGGGGTCGTAGATGTCTAGCTTGGGGTCAAATTCAATGGAGTCATAGAGGATGTCTTTCTTGAGTTGTGGGTATTTGCCGGATTGTTGTTTCTGCCATGCCTCAAAAGTCTTTTCGCCGATGGAGTCTTGGCCCCGGCAGTGGGCGTTAGTGAAGTCCACCATTCGGGCCTGCACGCTTTTCTTTGATTTGCCGACGTTTCGGCGGGCGACCTTGGCGACCGCATGGCCGCCGGAGCGTTGGGTCATGTGGTGGGTTTCATTGAGCACGATGAAAGTAGCGGGATCACCTTCGGAGGACCGCTCTGAGGCGGTGAGTACTTCGATGCGGGCCGGGGAGGTCTTCACGAAGGTCGCAGTGCGGCCTTTATCCAGCCCGTAGTAGTTGGTGGCTTCAACACCAAATTGGGAGTTGGCAACCCGAAGGACGTCTTTGGATTGTTCTTCGGAGTTGGATGCGATCTGCACGAGGGGCATGGTGTGTTGTTTGCCTACATAGCGGGCGCCGTCCCAATGCAGTTGGGAGGGCCCGAGTAGCTCGATGTTGCACATTGCGGCGGCCAGGGGGTCTTTGCCGCTGCCCTTGCTACCGCGTTTGCAGCCGCGCCGGTAGATGAACCGGCCCTGGTCGTTGAAGGCGTACCAGAGGATGAGGAACCGAGCTTGCCCTGGTGTGAATCGCCAGGGTTCGCCGTCGTCGTTGAGGAGACCAGGCTCGTCGGTGCGCCATTCGGCCCAGTCGATGACCGCGGGGCCTAGGGAGTGGGCGATGAGGTCGAGTTTTTCATCCATGGTGGTGGGCCATGGGAGGGTGCACCAGGCGCCTTTGTCGCCGAGGTAGTAGCCGGGCGGCATGGTGAGGTCAGAGATTAGCGAAGCGGTCATGGGCGTCGATCACCACCCCATCATCTTCGGGCTTGGACTGTTCGGTATCGCCGATTTCCCATTGGAGGCGTTTCATGGCCATGGGTGAAAGCCCTAGCCGGTCTTCGATTTGGCGGAGCTCAGCCATGGCGGTGGCGTTGACCACGCTGTGATCGAGCTCGTCTTGAATGGCGTTCCGCAGGATAAGGTAGCGAGCGACTAAAAACTCGTCGTGGTTGCGTTCCCACATGACTGCCTGAGGGCGACGCCAGAGTTCCGCCCAACCGCGTTGCACTCGGCCGGGCAGTGGCCATCGGGGCGCTCGCCCCTTTCGCCCGTCGGCGGGGAGCGTCACCCAGTCGGGTCGGGCATTGCGGCGGCGGGCATTCCTCTTCGGGGGTGGTCCGGGCACGGTCGGCACCCCCTTTCATGTACTTAGGTTTCCCTAACCTTACCTTTGGTCGGGCCTTGGGAACCCGTACAGGCCGTCAGGCCCTTTGCCCTCCGCGGCCCGAGGGCCGCCTCGGGGGGTATCCCCCCTACCCCCGGTCGGTATCAAACTTGATAATGTGGGGAATATCACAAAATGAGGGGGTGGGGGGTCGCTTCACTCTCGCTACCCGGGTGGCGCGCCCCGCCTGGGCTTCACGCTGCGTTTTGGCCTTGTGGCATGGGACACAAAGGGCTTGGAGATTGCTAAGGGCATCGTATCCGGGGCCGCGGGTGTTGTCGATGTGGTCTACTTCGGCGGCTGGGCTGCCGCATTGTTGGCATGTGTAGCCGTCGCGGGTGAGGATTTTCTTGCGGATATGGGTTTTCACGTGGGTAGGGGCGCCGTTTCGCCATGCTGCCATATGGATTCCCTCCCTGAAGGTCAGAAAGTAGGAGGAGTGGAGCGGCAATCCCCTGCCCCACGAGTCATCCGGGGTGAGGAGCCATCAAAACGCCCCGGGGCGACGCAAGCCCTAAACCCTCCACTGGTTTTTCTGCAGGCTGCGTCGTCGCGTCGATTATATCACCTGCTGTGACAGCAGGCAAAGGCATGTTTTTCAGGCGGTCCAACACCTCACCAAGCCGATAGCATGCGATTCGATCAGTGCTTAAGCGAGTGTCAATGTGTCCACGCTCAGCCCATTTGCGTAGCAGCGCACGGCTAACCGTATGCCCTTCAGCATGGGCAGCATGGATGATGGTGCGCCACGTCAACCACGGCTCGCCGGCATCGCACACTATGGGTTGCCCGGCGCGGAGGAATTCCTGGAGCCTGGATTCTTGGTAGCAGAGTTCGGCGTGGATGTCGGGGGCGAAGTCTAAGCCTGCGATGAGTCCAGCATTGAAGGTGAGGAAGCGTAGGAGTTGGTGGGCGTCGCAGGTGAGGATACGGCTTGGTTGGATATGGTTGGCGATGTCTCGGGCGACCTCGAAGAGGTTAAGGGTGAGGTCGATGTCTAGGGTGGTGGCGGCCCCGCCTGGTGTAGTGGGGTGGGCCCCGGGTTTCTTACCCCCCTGGGGGTTTGTTATACGGGTGGGGGTGGGGTACTTGGCTGCTTCCAGTTCTACCCAGAGGCCCTGTAGCCCCCGTAGCGTGGCGCGTAGGCCTGCCTCGGTGGTGGTGGTAGTGGTGGCGCCCATGGTTTCCTCCCGTTCCCCAGCTGGTATGCGTGGGCTAATGGTAAAGCTGGGGCTTGGCCACTAGCAGCATTCACCGCACCCTGGGAGGCAAAGGGCGGGGGTGCGGTTACTTTGTGGGGCGTGAGGCATGCCATCGTTTGATTTCGGCAGCGTCCCATAAGCGGGTGCGCTCTAGCTGGAACGCGGGCTGTGGGGCTTGGCCACGGGCAACATAGCTAGCGAAGGTAGCCTTAGCGACGCCAATGTGCTGGGTGATAGCCGTGACGGTCCAATACTCTATTCCGCCATCGGTGATAGCTATTCGGTGCGGAATGTCTTTGGCAAGGGTGATGTCGATCATCGTGAAACCTTTCGTGGAGGATTAATGGAAGCTGGGGTTCGACTTGAAAACCCCACTAGCCGAAGCTGGTGGGGTTGCTGGTTAGCGGTGCCAGCGACCGGTGCAGGTGAGATATCCGAGTATCACAGCGGCAATGGCGAGTAGCACAGCGGTGACGACGCTTACGCTTTTGCTATATAGCGTGGTGGCGACCGCAGCGGTAAATGTAACTACCGATACGATGTACATGGGTCGTGCTTTCATGGGTGTTCCTCCTTTCTAGGGTTTTTGTGTGGTAGGGTGGTGGGGTCTCCCCCGGGTGAGCTAAGTACGTTTTAGCTCACCCGGGGGTTACCGTTGGCGCTTACCGCGGCGGTAGCGTTTCCGCTTCCGATGCTTGCCTCCGGGTTTCCTGCCTTGCAAGTAGGTCAGGATGCCGGTGGCTACGGCAATCGCTGAGAGTGCCAGGCCGATCTTGTCGGTCATCTGGGATCACCTCCCCTCCACTATTGAGTTTTCTGTAAACCGTTTGGCTTACACTTTTTATTATACAGCGTCACGCTGTATTTTTCAAGTGGGGGTATAGGTTTTAAGGGCGATGTGAATGTGTTCTTTACCACATTAATTCGCCGGAGGTTCGTTCAACCATGAGCATCAGCCGGCACGCACCCACCCACCATTTCGCCACAGCATCCGGGTCCTCTACCAAGCAACCACCTCCTCTGTAATCCATCAGGAGCACCTTGCGCTGCCTGTCGAGATCGAAAAACCAGAAGTCGCCTATCATGTCGCCCCAGACATTCTGCGGGATAAGATTCAGTCGCACCCCGTAGAGAGAACTGATATCCGAGTTCTCACATGTCAGAGGATCCTCATATTCACTTGCATGCTGGATCAGATAGAATGATTCGACAGATAAGAATGTTGGTAATTCTTCCTCCAGGGCGAGTGCTAAATCTGCTGCTTTTGCGTAGCGGACGCAATCAATTGTTAGGTCTAATACTGCGACTCCCCGCCATGATGGAGTAATTCTCTCTAGCAGTAAAACGGGAGTGCCAGAAGATATTTCAATGCATGGCTGCCCCACCAAACACCCCCTAAACTCGATCGGCACTGCACCAACAGTCAATCCACGGTACGGCTCTAACTCTGCAGGCATAGGCGGGTAAAGATCAGATAGGCTCATGATGGCTCCTTGGTACCACCTAGTTGGTTCTATTTTATGGCGGGGATTATTTTTCTTGGTCTGCGTAGAGCGGGTAATTGTCGAGCGTGTCGTTACCGCTGCGGTGCTCTCGCACATGGTTATAGCAGCATTTACAGAGGCCGCGGCACTCGTGACGTTTAAGGTTTCGGCAGCGGAGGCAGATTACGGTTCGTTTAGTTCGTTTGCTTTTAGACATGGGGTTTTTCCATTCCGGTAGGGATCGTAAAGGTATTAGTGCAGATAACAATGCTGCGGCGTGGTGGTCGCCCTGTTTCTTCTTCGAAGATTGTTTTGAGGTTGGCATCAGCAATCTGGCAGGCGATAGGGTCGATTTCGATCATCCGTAGGCGGTAGTGATAGAGGTCGTCGAGTTCATCCGGTGTGAGCCCAGATAGTTGCATTATTCTGGCGCAGTAGATGCCGGTGCCGCCGAAGGGGTCGAGGATTTCTACCCGTGGGTCAGCTAGTGTGGCGCCTTGGGCGGCAAGGGAGTCTTTCAGCGCTCTGACTTGAAAATCTACGATTTCCACGGGGGTGACCACCACTCCATCACGATGCGACCTGTCACTATTTTTCGCCGCGGTATACTCCTGGTAGGCAGTAGCAAGCACAGTTTGCCAGATGGCTTTAGGATCAGGGCTGGGGTTCAACTCGAAAACCTCCTGATCCCATTGGTTTATGGAAAACCGTAAAAGACGTAGCATTGTTTTTGCCGTGGCGGGTGCCATACAGGGGCGGGTATGGGGCTAGCTCCAGTACCTCCCGGAGCGGGATGTGAGTTTGATTCCACTTGAGGGTGAGCGTGCCGCCCGGGGCAAGCACCCGGAAACACTCAACGAAGCACTGGCGCAGGTCTTCCCGCCACGTGGTCATAAGAACCCCATACTTCTGGCACATCCACCCAGTCGCCCCGGCGCGCTGGAGGTGGGGTGGGTCTAGGTTGATGAGGTGGAATGTGTTATCACGGAAGGGTAGGGCGCGGTAGTCGAGCCGAATGTTTGGGCTGATGGTGATTTGGCGGCCGTCTGATAGTTGGTGGTGCGTCGTCCGCTGGTCTGCGTAGATCACATCGGGGTGGTGTTTGTTGTGCCACATGAGTCGGGCGCCGCAGGTAACATCGAGGATCATTTGAAGGTCTCGTCTTCTCTGGTGTAGCCGGCACGCTGACGCCAGGCTTGCTTGGCGGGGGTATCGGCGTAATCAGGATCGGTCGCCCATTCTCGGTAGTCCTCGAAGGTGACACCCCCATCCCACCAGTCAGGCACGTAGCCCCGCACTTCGGAGAAGGCCACGTCGCAGGCTAGGCAGGTTTTCAGCTCATACAGGCCATCGCCGTTTACATATTTTTCCCAGCAGTATTCCTCGCCAGAGCCGATAGTGACCCCGCACATATCGCACTCGTGTGGTTTACGGGCGCGCCGGGTTTTTTCGTCTAACAACGTACACATTATTGTTTTTCCTTATAGATTCGTAGGAACACGCCAGTGATAGCAGGACCATTGCTGTCGGCTTCGGCGTAGCGTTTACGGGCGTGCCATGTGGTGATTCGGGAGTCGTTTTTGAGCACACCGGCCCCTTCTAGGGCATCCCCTAGCGCCCGGCATAGCTTGTCGAGGTCGTATGAGGATTTGGACGTGGGGAGCATGCTGCGGACGCTTTTAGGGCGGGGTAGGAAGAAAACCGCTTGCACCAGTACCGCCTCGTCGATGGGGGCTTTCAGTTGGCGGCTACGGTAAGTGGCGAGCTGGAGTTGCGCAGATTGCCGCCACACCCGTGTGCCGGGTTGTCTTCGATGACGCGCCCACCGCCCACGTAGCGTTTAGACCCTTGGGGTTTGGGGTCACCAGCAATGTGGGCGATGAACACCGGCTCGGGCTGGGCACCCAAATATTGGCCAAACAGACTTTCGATTTCGGTGTCGGTGGCGTCTGGTAAAAGCTGGTCGCGGATGGCGTCGAAGAATGGGTCTCGGCTCATGATGCAACCCCCACTGCTACGAGTTCGCCTGAGCGCTCTTCTGCCGGGTTTGGATCATGGTTTTGGGTATCGGTGTGGGTGTTGGGGGTTTCGGGCTTCTGCGGGGCTTCTGGGGCGGTTTTACGCCCCAGGATGTTGTCTAGTTTCTCGCGTAGGTGTGCGGGCATGCCCCGCCCTACCGGCCGGGGCTGGGTTTCTGCTTTCGGTTTGGGCAGCTCGCCAGTGTGGTCACAGTGCGCCACACTGGCCGTTTCACCTGCGGCGTTCTTGACCGCTACGTAGCCAAGCTCATCGCACAGAGAACAGGCGTGGATAGCTGCTAGATGAGCCTGTTTCTCCGCATCGGCGCGCTGGTCGAACCACTGCCTAGCCCGCATGCAGTTACGGCATGGCGGCACTTCTTCCCGCGGCAGGTAGGCGTGTTTCCGGCACCGCGGGTCGTCAGGACTTGACCACTCCGCAGGGGTGCCAATCACCTGGTACGCCCGGACGGCAGCCACTACAGCCTGATCCTTCGCGGTCGTGGTTTTCTCACTGGTGGGGTTAAGGCAGGCAGGCACCCGGCTATCAGCACGATCTGTGTCGGACGCCTGGGCTGCCTGGTGATCGGCGAGGTCGGGCAGCCCAGCCCACGGATCCTCAAGAACCGGGGCAGGCACGGGCTCTACCACGGGCTGGGGATCAACCACCACCGGCCGCGGGGCACCCACCGGCTTCGGCTCTTGAGACTCCGATGCGGCAGGGTGGCCGACTGCGGCAGCAGGCGCCACCCCATCGGGGGTCAACCCAATTTCGATTTGAGAAGAGGGGGAGGGGGCGTCGGGCACGGGACAAAGCGCAACAGGGGCCGCTACCGTGGCGCGGGATTTCTTTCCCTCTTCTCTCTCTTCTTTTATCTTTACTTGTACTTCTTCTTGTACTAGGGTCAGTGCGATTTTTCCACGGACGTCCGTGGGGTGTCCACGCCGGACATTTTCTGGTTTCCGCTGGTTGGCGCGTTTTTGACTGCGAGATTTGCGCTTTAAATCGCGTTCTTTTTGGCGCCGTTTTTCAACCTCTTTTCGAGGCAAATTGTAGTCAAACCAGTCATGAAACAGATACGTTTTCTGCCCATTTTCGACGCTTTCCTCCCACAGACCACTCTCAACAAGGTCGGAAATTTGCTTCAGCGTGCCGCCGAAATTACGAACCATTTTTAAAGGGATCACACCATCCGTGAGATAGCCCTTACACCAGGCTGCACATTTGAGCCACAATCCCGTAGCCGCATTTGATACGTCCAGAAATTTAGGGTTGGCGTAAAAATCAACCTCGATAGGCACATATGTCATTTTCTTCTCCTTTTAGGCGGTGGCAGCTTGCTAGCTTTTGCTAACAACGCGCTGGAAGCTGGGGGTTTAGTGGTTTGTGGTTAGCGGATTTCAGTCGCTTAAATAGTTTTACAGACTATCGCATCTTGTGTCAATACATTAACTCATATTGAAGTGACTAAATAATTCATATAGGATACATGCTTGAACACATAAGGTGTTGAACACATATTGTGCTGGCGATAT